ATGGCAACACGACGGGCCAAGCCTATACGCAAGACTACAGGCAAGGGTGGAAACTATCGCTCTACTAAGTCTGGCGCAGGCATGACTGAGAAAGGCGTAAAAGCGTACAGGGCCGCTAATCCCGGTAGTAAGCTCAAAACTGCTGTTACAGGTAAAGTTAAAGCAGGGAGTAAAGCGGCTAAACGCCGTAAATCTTATTGCGCTAGGTCAGCAGGGCAACTAAAAAGAAGTTCCGCTGAAACTAGGAACGATCCTAACTCTAGAATTAGGCAGGCTAGACGCAGGTGGAAATGTTAATTGCCTCAAGGAGATGATTATGCCCGGATACGGTATGGGATATGGTAAAAAAGCAATGAATGGCAAGAAAAAGAAGAAGCCAATGATGAATGGCACAAAGAAAAAAATGGGTAGTCGTAGAGGCCGATAATGCTGATAGAATCAGTTGCAGCCGCTTCTGCTATCTTGTCGAGTCTGAATGGACTGATAAAGACAGCTAATGAGTCTGGGCAGGGTATCCAGCAACTTATGGGTACGATTAGCGACTTTGGAGAAGCCCTAACAGATTTTGAAGTAGAGCGTAAGTCTAGTACCTTCAAGCCCCTGAGTCAGAGCGAGATCTTAAAGCTCACTCAGATTAAGAAAAGCTATGAGAGATACTGGAAGGACGTACACGATATATTATTAGTGGCAGATCCAGAGACTTTGGAGGCGTTCAAAAAAGCTAAGGCAGAACAGGAGCATGCTCGACAGGAGCACCTGCGCCTTATAGCTCGTAAAAAGAAAGCAAGAGACAAGCTGATACAACAGGTGTCAGTGGGTGCTCTTGTGTTTGTTCTGGGCGCTGCAATTGCAATTGGTGCATTATCTATCGTTATAAAAACATTTAGTTAAATAACACTTGACAAACAGTCAAAAGTATGCTATAATGTAAAGGTACATTAGTGTACTTAAGTATTCTTTAACAAAGGTAAAATACAATGACTCAAGAGTTAGAAACTTATTTCAACAATTACTTTGCTATGTTTCGTTCAGAAGGCTGGAAGCAGCTAATCTCTGACTTAGGCAGTAATGTTGCACAGATCAACTCAGTAGAACTGACTACGGATAACGATAACTTGAACTTTCGCAAAGGTCAGTTAGCTATCCTAGCAACCATATTGAATCTTGAAACACAGATTGACAACGCCCATGCTGAAGCAGAATCAGAAGAAGATACTGAGGAAGCTCTAGATGAGGCTGTTTGATTTCAGATGTTCTTGCGGACAATTGTTTGAAGATTTAGTTAAGTCTAATGTCACAACTTCTAGGTGCAGTTGTGGCTTAGACGCTAAACGTGTTATCTCTCCAGTACGCTCTAATCTGGAAGGTATCAGCGGAGACTTCCCTGATGCCGCAGATAGATGGGTCAAAAGACGAGAATCACACATGGCACATGAGAGAAGGCAATCCTCATAGAGAACCTTCATAATAAAGCTCTCCACAATACTAAGGTACGGAGTTAATAATGGCTAAGATTATTGAACCTGAGCGTCAACAGGATAACCAAGACGATCAACAACTAGAAATGTTTGCAGAGGAACAGCAGGAAACCCCTGAAATACAGGAACCTGAGATACCTGATAAATACAGAGGTAAGTCCGCTGAAGAACTTGTACAGATGCACCAAGAAGCTGAGAAGCTATTGGGCCGACAGAGTTCTGAAGTAGGTGAGCTACGTAAGGTTGTTGATACGTATATCCAGACTCAACTCACTCAAGATCAACAAGAAGCACCCCAACAAGTCGAAGAAGTAGATTGGTTTACAGACCCCGATAAGGCTGTAGACAGGGCAATTCAGAACCATCCTAAGATTAAGGAAGCTGAAGCACTCACTCAACAATATAAGCACAGTACTGCAATGTCAGAGCTACAACGTAAGCACCCTGACATGCAGCAGATACTACAAGACGCTAACTTTGCTGAGTGGATCAAAGCATCTAAAGTCAGGACTAGACTGTTTGTATCGGCAGACCAGCAGTACGATCACGAAGCCGCTGATGAGTTATTTAACTTATGGAAAGAGCGACAGAATATTGTACAGCAGACTGCACAGGTTGAGCAACAGGCTCGAAGGCAGACAGCTAAAGCTGCTTCTACTGGTAACGCCAGTGGTAGCTCTGAATCAGCACCTAAGAAAATCTATAGACGCGCAGACATTATTAACCTTATGAAAACCGACCCTGATCGCTACGCTGCTCTACAACCAGAGATTATGAAGGCGTATGCAGAAAAACGGGTCAGATAGTATATCTTAGGAGATATTTATTATGACTGATTCCACATATCCCGCAACTGGCGGGTTCGTTGACAACACTAGCGCAGCTACTTTCATTCCAGAAATCTGGAGTGACGAGATTATTGCTGCGTATCAAAAGAACCTTGTCTTGGCAAACCTTGTCAAGAAGATGTCTATGGCTGGCAAGAAAGGCGACACGATCCATGTGCCTAAGCCTGTCCGTGGTGATGCACACGCTAAGGCAGAGAACACTGCTGTAACGGTACAGAACGCTACGGAAAGTGAAGTCCAAATTTCAATCAACAAGCACTTTGAGTACTCTCGTTTGATTGAGGACATCACCGACGTACAAGCTCTGGCATCTCTGCGTCAGTTCTACACGGAAGACGCTGGTTACGCGCTGGCTAAGCAAGTTGATACCGACCTGCACTCTTTGGCTACTGGCCTTGGTACTTCAGGCACATCTTCAACTACTTATGCAAATAACGACGGTACGTTCTTTGTAGACGCCTCTAATGGCTTGACTGCCTATGCTGTTGACACTGTTGTTGCTGCTGACGTATTTACTGATGCAGGCTTCCGTGGTATTATTCAGAAGCTGGACGATCAAGACGTGCCAATGGAAGGACGTAACTTTGTTATTCCTCCTTCAGTCCGCAACACCATTATGGGTATTGATCGTTACGTAAGTTCAGACTTCGTAAACAACGGTCAAGTAACCAATGGTCAGATTGGTCAACTATACGGCATTGACGTATTTGTTAGCACCAACTGCCCTGTTGTTGAGACTGCTAGTGCTAACTCTGCTTCTTCTGTAGACTCTCTGGGCGCTCTGTTGTTCCAGCGAGATGCAGTTGTAATGGCTGAGCAACTGGGTGTTCGCTCTCAGACTCAGTACAAGCAAGAGTTTCTTGCTAACCTGTTCACCTCAGATACTCTGTATGGCGTTGCTGTACTGCGTCCTGAGTCAGGTTTAACTTTGGTTGTTCCTAAGTAATAACCATCTAACTGGGGGCTGCTACGGTGGCCCCTAGTTTTATTAAGGTATCTTAATATGAGTTTAGTAGGGCAGTTGATAGGGCCAGTCACAGGCTTGCTAGACAAATTTATCGAAGATAAAGACCAAAAGGCTATGCTTGCCCATAAGATCGCTACGATGTCGGAAGAACATCATCAGGATCTTATGAAGGCTCAGATAGAGGTCAATAAAGTAGAAGCAGCTAGTTCTAATTTGTTTGTTTCTGGCTGGAGACCCTTTATTGGCTGGACGTGTGGGCTGGGCATGTTCGGTAATTTCATCACAATTCCATTTGCTAACTTTGTGTTAGCTCTAGTATCTATAGATATAGTTATTCCTCTAGTGCCTTTAGAAACTATGATGCCTGTCCTCATGGGCATGTTAGGATTAGGGGCTATGCGTTCATTCGAGAAGACACGGAAATAATTAGTGGCGACACAAGCAAACATATCTGATTACTACGATGCCTTACGTGCCGGGGAAGACCCTGATACGTATGCTGACATTTTATCAAATATAATGTATGCTCAAGGGTTTCTTTCTACAGGCGCAGATTTTGCAGAAGCAGGTGCTTACGGTGCCGCTCCTGCCGATGTATTTACTACCACCGTAGACACTAGTAATGTAGGTGATTTTACATTTAACAAGTCTTTAAGTGACTTTGATGGCTATGACTTTGAATTTGGCAATATTTCTAATCGGAATCTAAAAAGATTTCAAGAAGAACTTATGCCTGCGATGGCTCCGCTAGTAGCAGAGGCACAGTTAAGAGGCCAAAGCTACGAAAATGCTCTTATGGAGGCTTACGAAATATCTCCTAAAGTACAGGGGATATACTCTAAGTACGGCGTATCCCCTAAGCGTATAAGCACTAATAATCAATCTGAGTACGTCTACGATCCATTTACGTTTGGAGAAATACAGACTGTAGACAGAAGCATGGGCTTTAATGACTACTTAGGAGCAGCAGTAAAGGCTGGCCTTACGACAGTAGCGGGAGCAGGGATTTTTGGGCCAGCAGCAGCAGGTATAGTCTCAGCAGCACCGGCAGCCCTTCAGCCTGCTCTTGCATCAGCTTTAACTAGTGCAGCAACAGCAGGACTACAGGGGGCTGATCTTGAGGAAGCTCTGAAAGCAGCTGCAATAAGTGGAGGACTGACCTATGTTGGAGATGCTTTTTCAGGAGTAGGGGATGTTGAAGCAGGTGCTATAGACCCCACTGCTCCAGATTTAACTTTTGATCCTATAGATCCTACTGTCCCTGCTTCTGTGTCTCGTGATGTTGTTGATACTGTTACTGACACACTGACTGGTGCAGATAGTTTATCCGCCTCTTATGATGTTTTAGATAGAGTTATAGCAGACATTGGAGTAGATAGTCTTAATGCTATGTCCAATACTGATTTATATAATTACCTAAGCAGTGCTGGTGATATAGCAGGTATCAATACTTTAGGTTTAACTCCGTTTCAAAGAACTTTAGGTTTTATGAATGCAGCTAGACCTTTAAGACAAGATTTAATTAGAGAAGGCATAACTAGTACTGGCCCATCATTTGCACCTGATATTTTTGGAGGTACTGCAACTGAAACTTTGCCATTTGAGTACACTCCTAGTAGAATAGATGTTACTCTTCCCGATACTCCAATTCCAGAGGTAAGGCCAACACCAGTAAGACCACAGACTCCTACACAAACACCCGGAGGTGGCGGTGGAGCATCAGGTGGAGCAGCAGCGTCAGCACCAGCAACATCGGTAGTCTCTCCGTCTGCTCCTAGTGCGTCTGTAACACCTGTTGTACCACAACCTACATTTAGTGCGCCGGGATCAATTACAGGCTCTTTGTTCTCTA